CTTGCCAGCATCCAAACATTAATCAAAGAAAGAAAATTAATATATACCGACAAAAAATTTGAATCAATTGATGATGAATTATTGGTTAGGGATTTAAAAGTTAAAAAAGTCCCTGATATGACTTCTGAAGAAATGCAGGAGTTTGCGGGTATCTTAAAATTTTCAGCACCAAGACTATTAGAATATTTTAATATTGCCAAATCTGTATGGACAATAGTGTTTGATACGATTGAGGTGAATGTTAAAAAAAATAAAAAGAACTTAGATTTAAAAAAAGGTTATTTTTATTACTATGAAAAAAAATCAACCAACTTATATGTGTGGGAATATATGGTGAAATTTGCTGGTAAAGGATCCCCAGAAGAAAAAACATTGGTTAATTTAGTTTATTCTGAACCAAAAGGTAAATTGACAATTCCAAAAATAATTAATACATTTTCACAATGGAATATTGGAGATGATCAACCATCACTTTCGGTATGTGAGATGAAATGTGATGATATCTTTCCAATTAACGAGACGTTACTTCCATTGTTCAAACGAAAATTGATAACCTATATTGGTCAATCAACAATTAGTGATGGTAAAAAAATTGTAAAAATTAATTAATATGAAATTTATGTTTAATAAAGTGATTGAGGATTTAATAAAGGAATACCCAAATGATGGGGATCTAGGTAGAAAAATTAGACAACTATATCTTGATGGTGAAAAATTAAAAAAAGAAAAGAAAGATGGGATTCAACAAGAGGATACTCAAGAAGGATAATATTATCAATAATGTTGATAATATATTTCGGTATTTGAGTGCGGATGCAATAATCACAACAGATGAATTCTCAAGTGAGGTCTTTAAACTGTATTGTGAAGATAAAACCGAGGATGAAATCATAAAATATATAAATGAAAACAAATAATATGGCAGAATTAGTACAGGAGTTTCCATTATTGGAACCATTAAAATGTAATCGTTGGTTAATACGATTTGAAGGTTTGGATGTTGAACCATATCTTTTTAGAAAATACAAAATGTATAATGAGGGTGATGAGATTATATTCTTAACCGAATATTTTGAAACGGTTCAACACACATATAACCCAAAAGATTTATTAAATATTGTTGGTGTTACCATTGAGTATTTGGATCCTACAGGTGTCGCAGTTCAGAAACTTAAGTTTGATGTTAAAGGGTTAAACTTTGAGATTAAACAATCATATGGTAAAGATAAGTTTCAGATAACAAAACTTAGATTTGTGGTAAAACAAGACACATTACATTTAGAGTATCAAGAAAATAAATAATATGGAATTATTAAAAGGGATGATCACAGGTTGCGGTGAGGGAAACGTTAGTTGGTATCCAGAAAGGATTCATACCATTAAAGATCTGATAACACAACACAAACCAAAAAACATTATTGAGATCGGATTTAATGAGGGACATTCGGCATTACTAATTTGTAACACTTTAGTTGAATTAATTCAGGAAGATAATTGGTATAACGCAAGCCCGATCAGGTTATTTATATTTGATATCTGTAAGTATGAATGTAGTATGTCTAATTTTGAGATAATTGCAAACCACTTTAGAAAATGGAATATTCATTTGCATATGGTTCAAGGGGATTCATTAAGTACCGTACCAAGAACTTTGGACACAATAATGGAGAATTTTGATTTTATTGAAATTGATGGTTGCCACCTTAAAGATTGTGTGTATAATGATATTATTAATACATACGGAAGATTAAATGAGAATGGTATTTTATATGTGGATGATTTTAATTCAACAAAAGATCCCCATCCTGAGATTGATGATGTTGTAAAGGGTATTGATTGGGAAGGATTTAATACCTATAATATAGATGGGGCATTTTGGGCTCAAAAACAATCAAAACAAATGGAAGAAAATACGGAACAAGTAAATCACCCACAACATTATGGAGGGTCTGAGAATGATTATGAAGCAATCAAAGTTATTGATGCTTGGGACTTGGGATTCTCACTTGGTAATACGGTAAAGTATATCTCAAGGGCGGGAAAAAAGAATAAGGAAAAAGAATTGGAAGATCTTAAAAAGGCGTTGTGGTATTTGCAACATCATATTGATACATTAAAAAATAAATAAAGATGGGATTAACAGAAGAACAAAAAAATCAGATCCTTAATCTATATGAAGGATTAAAAAATGATGAACAAACGTTGGGTGAGACACACGAAACAATTGTTGATTTTTGTGTTGTCGAATCTATGGTTGACTTAACAAATGATAAGAATGGGGATTTATTTGAGGAGTTTTCAAACGAAGTGTGGGATTTATTGGAAACAATTAAATAAATAAAAAAAATGATAGAAACAGGAAAAATAATAAACGGAGATTGTATTGAGGTAATGAAAACTTTACCTGATGGGTCTGTAGATCTAATTGTAACGTCGCCTCCTTATAATGTTGGGATTAATTATGATACACATATTGATACTTTAGATATGGATGTGTATTGGGATTGGACAAAAGAGTGGTTAACACAAGCCTACCAATTACTTAAAGATGATGGTAGGGTATCTATTAATATACCGTATGAGACTAATGTGCAAAATAGGGGTGGAAGAGTATTTTTTGTTTCAGAATTTTATCAAGTAATGAAACAAGTTGGGTTTAAATTCTTTGGTATTGTTGATTTGGAAGAAGATTCACCACATAGATCTAAGACAACTGCTTGGGGTTCTTGGATGAGTCCGAGCTCGCCATATATTTATAATCCAAAGGAGTGTGTAATACTTGCATACAAAAAACACCACATTAAAAAGGTTAAAGGAGAACCTCAGTGGAAAGGGACACCTACTGAAATTGAACAGGAGGATGGAACCATAAAAAAGAAAACGGTTTATGAGGATACGGATAAGAAAGAGTTTATGGAACTTGTGTTTGGTCAGTGGAATTACTTTGCTGACACTAGATCACTCACCAAGGCGACTTTTAGTACAGACATACCAACAAAAGCGATTAAGATATTATCCTACAAGAACGATATAGTTTTGGATCCATTCGCTGGCAGCGGGACTAGTTTGGTTTCCGCCGAAATCTTGGGAAGACGATGGATTGGAATTGAGTTATCGCCAAACTATTGTAAAATTGCTGAAGAAAGGGTTCAGGGGTTTGTTGATTTAAACAAACAAAAGGAATTAGAATTTGAAAAAAACCCATCTTAATAAGGTGGGTTTTTTGTTTATGGTAATTTATTACTTTTCCTCAAATTATCTTCAGCCCATAATGGTTGAAGATTTGTATAATGGCAAAGTTTGTAAATTTCTTCTTCAGTCTTTGCTGATGATAATGGGGTTATGTGGTCAATGTGCCATTCACTTCTGTTATCCCAACACATCCCAACAACAAATTGGTTTTCTAAATGTTCCTTTAAAAATTCTGGAGAACAACCAACAATAATGAAAGTTTTATTATTTTTTTTTAATCCTTTTAACTTTAAGAAATTATAAATTCTCTTTCTTGCAATATGTTTTAGGTAAAATACTATGTCTGTGTTTCTTTTATTTTTGGTATAATTATTTTTACGTGTTCGGATAGTTTCTTTATTGTTTTTATGGTATTCTTTATTTTTTAATAAAATTTCGTTGCGATTAATGGTATACGATTCTTTTTTTGATTTTAAGATTTTATCTTTATTAATTTTATTATATTCTTTTAAATATTTGGATGTGTTTTCTTTATTTTTTTCCAAATATTTTTTATAGGTTTCTTGGTGTTTTATACGATATTCTTTGGTTTTTTTACTATTACATACTTTGCAATGATACATTAATCCATCTTTTGATGATTTTAAATTATTAAATTCGCACAATTCTTTTTTTTCTTTACATTTAGAACAAATCTTTGTTTCCATAATATTCTTTTAATAATTTCTCAATTAATCGTGATTTATTAGTTAAATCATCTTCCATTTGTTTATTTAATGTAGGACTTAAAGTTATTGATATTTTAACTTTTTTTTCTTCGGGTTTTTTTAATTCTTTCATATTATATAAATATGGAGAAAATCGGTAAAATCCTACTTTAAAAAAAATAATACTTAAAACATTACTATTTATATGTGATGAAAATAATAATAACTGAAAGTAGTAGAGATAGTTTAGTTCTAAACTGGTTAAACAAGGAGTTTGGTGACCTTACTCCGGTAGTTGACGATGATAGAACATTTTATGTTGATAAGGACAGAAAACCGTTATTTTTATATTACCAGGATGAAGAAAATGGGTATGTTTATATAAATTACCATAGAATATGGGTGTTTTTTGAATCCATTTTTGGTCTGAATACCTTGCAAACAAAGGAGATTCTGACTATATGGTTGGAACAGACCTATAATTTGAGGGGAGTCACACCAATTTTGGTTAGAACTAATTTCATTGGTATGTTGGAACAGACCTATAATTTGAGGGGAGTCACACCAACTTGGGATGATCACGACTATGGGTTTGGTTGGAACAGACCTATAAAATAAATAAACCCCCACCGGTAAAGATGAGGTTTAGCTTATTTAAGTGATAACCATTTTGATTTATAATTTTTATTTGATCCACAATACCTTGCATAATCATTAACCATTGGTCTTCCCGTGTTATAACACCCACAAACGATTGTCCAGTCACCATATCTATTATGAAGTTTCCGTAATAGTTTCATACTTGTCTCAATGTTTAATCTAATATCATTCATAATCCTATTATTAGAATAATCAACTTTATTGATCCAATCAGAAGTTGCTGGCATGATTTGCATTGGACCTAATGCGCCAACACAAGAAGTCCTTGATGGATTATATTTCCAATCAAAAGGTCCTCTATATGTTGTTTCTTTATATGCCACATTATATGCGACATATTTCGGAATATCATACTTGTCAGAATATTTCTCAATATACTCATACATCATTAACGATGTTGGTGAGTTTGGGGATACACTACCATCACCCTCAAAATATCCATCAGGGTGAGTTGTATCCTCAGAAAAACTTGATAGTTGATATATTACACCAACACATAGTGTTAGATAAACTACTTTGAGTAAGTTTGATGTTTTCATTATTTTGGAGTGTTAGAGAAGATATTTCTAGCGTATAATTTAAACACTGAAATACCTATAGAGTCTTGATAAACGGTATAATTACCGGTTTTCTTATCAATTATGATAAGGTGATTGTGTTCGTCAAGTGCCAAATTTACTTGAGACCTATTCACTTTAATCATACTGATTGTTGGTTTCTGATCCCCAAACTTACTGTTATATGCAGATCCGGCATAGAATCCTGCAAACAACGACACCCCAATAAATGATAGGAATACTACATTTTTAAATAGGGGTTTAAACTTCTCCATAAAGGTTTTGATTTTTTCTTTCATAATTTTTGTTTTTAAGATTTCTACAAAGTTATAAACATAATTGGGATAACCAAAAGAAATCTTGTTTTTTTATTTATTAAAGTATTTATGTATATGAAAAAGTTAATTAAAGAATCAGGTATACGTGGGATAAAGGATCTTGCAAAAAGATACCCTAAGGCTAAAATATATTTTCATCAGGATTTGGATGGGGTAACAACTGCATTGGCGATGAAACATTATTTGGAGAATAGTGGGATTAAAGTTGTTGACGCTGAAATTATACAATATGGTGATAAAGAATTTGCGATTAAAAAATTGGATGCTCACGGGGATACGATGCCTGTATTGGTTGATTTTGCCCACGGAAAACCAATGTTTGTAATACATACGGATCACCACGATACACAAGCTGGTGTTGAGCAAGGTACCTCAACAAATTTTAAAAGTTCAAGATCAAATGTTGAAACGATATCTCAATCAGTTTCACCAAAAGATATATTTTCACCTGAAGACATTACATTAATTTCAACGGTAGATTCTGCCGATTATGCAAAACACGATATCACACCTGAAGAGGTTATGAATTACTTATTCAAATTGGATAAGGACAAATCATTACAAAGAAATAAAATGTTAATGGGACTTGTTGTAAATAAGTTGTTATTGGCATATAAGAACAAACCGGGATTTCTTGAGAGTCTTGTTATGAATTCAAATCCCTCTTTAGTTAGTATTCTCAATAATATTAAGGCTGAGATGATTGATAAGGGATATGCAAATATTGAATCACTTGAGAAGAACAAAGAAACATATGTTCAAACTATGAAGACATCACCAAATGTTAAAATTGATGATGGTATTATTGTTCAGTATGGTGGTGGTAATATGATGAAACCTGGATCTTATGATAGATATACACCGTTTAGAAATAATCCTGATGCTGACTTTATTGTTATTGCTTGGCCGTTAGGCTTGGTTCAAGCATCTTGTAATCCATTTAAAAAGGAGAGAGCACTTAAGTT